TAAAGAGGTTCGATTTAGATGCTCTGGATAGAGAGCTCCTGATTCAAGGAGTAAAGCCTTTAGATGCGGCTCTAGATATGGCTTATGAATACCTAAAGCCTTATGCTTCTCTAATTAAGTTTATAGGGATAGGTAACCATGAGGCTCACGTTAAGAAGCGTCATCATATCTGCTTAACCTCTATCCTGATAGATAGGTTAAATCAGCTACCTAATGTTAACGTAGAACCTGGAGGCTGGTGCGGGTACTGGCATATAACTCTTAATTTATTTACTGCTCATCTTCCCTTCGTACTATACCGTCATCACGGAGCAGGAGGAGGAGCTCCAGTTACAAAAGGGATAATGGACTTTCAGAGGCTAATGGCTTGGCACGGTAACGTAGATGCTCTCTGGCTAGGTCATAACCATTATAAGAAAGTTTATCCTGATGTAAAGATAATCCTGGATATCAAGAATAATAAGGTATATCAGAAAAACGTATGGTGCATTAGAACGGCTAGCTACCTTGATACCTATGGGCTGGAAACTGCTCCTAGCTATGCAGAAGGCTGGAACGTATCTCCTCAGCCAGTAGGAGGAGTTATCCTGAAGCTCAAGGCTCAGGAAACCATAGTTAATAAGAAGAGAATTAGGCAGGTAGCGTGCGAACCTTTGCAATGGTAGGAAAGAAAGAAGATGAATAACCTAATCAAACTAATCATAACTGGAGCCGTAGGAGGCTTTATCTCAGCAGTTAACGTAGATCTCAAGAAATGGAGAGCTACTCCTGATCTGGCTTTCGACTGGAAAGAGGCTCTCAAGAGCTGGCTCTTAGGAGCTATCTCTGGAGCTGTAGCTGGCTTTACTGGAGCTCAGGCTATTGGAGTAGAGTAATGGCTGAGCAGAAGGCTAATTTCAGATTCGGCTGGAAGCATAATCTACCTTTCCTTCCTAAGAATATGCTGATAGCTGTATTTTATCTCCAGCCTGATCTAGCTAATAAGGTTATAGAGTCAGCCTCAGCTATTAAGGTATTTCTAGCCTTAGGAGGGAAGCCTGAGTACGCTAACTGCTTAGTAGCGGAAATGAGGGAGTAGAGCCTATAATAGAGGTATGGAAGCAGAAAGAGTAGAGAGAAAGATACAGCTAACAGAAGTACCTCTAGCCAGCCTAAAGAATCACCCAAAGAACGCTAGGAAAGGGAACGTAGCAGATATTAAGAAATCTCTGCTCTCTCATGGATGCTACTTACCTCTGGTTATCCAGAAGAGTACTAACTACGTCTTAAAAGGTAATCATACTCTCATAGCTCTGAGAGAGCTGGGAGTAGCAGAGGTATCTGTAAACATCTTAGACGTAGATGATATAGAGGCTCTGGCTCTTCTCCTAGATGATAATAGGAGCTCAGATAGTAGTACCTATAACCTGGAGGAGCTGACTGATAGCCTGGCTTATCTCTCTAACCTGGGAGAGCTCTCTAGAACTTTATATGATGAGGCTGATTTAGAGGAGCTCATTAACCAAACTCTACAAGGCTCAGAGCCTGAGGCTCAGCCTGAAGCAGAGAAGCCAGATACTAAGTACACTAGGAAGATAGAGGCTCCTATTTATGAGCCTTCTGAGAAGAAGCCTGAGGTATCTGAGCTGTATAGCAGAGCTAAGGCTGATGAGCTAGAGCAGAGGATTAAGGAGCTGGATCTACCTTTTGAAGTCAGGAAGTTTCTCCTAGAAGCTACTAGCCGCCATATAGTATTTAACTACTCTAAGATAGCTGATTTCTATGCTCATTCTGAGCCAGAAGTTCAGAGGCTAATGGAAGAATCTGCTCTGGTTATCATAGACTTTAACCAGGCTCTAGAGCTTGGATATGTAAAGCTAACTCAGGAAATAGCCAGCCTCTATCAGGAGGATTATCCTGATGCTTCCTGATGATTTCTGTATATTTATCCTAACTCATAAACGACCAGATAATCAGATCACGCTAGAAACCTTGAGAAGAGGTAACTACTCAGGAAAGGTTTACCTGGTCGTAGATGATTTAGATCCTACGCTACCTGAATATCAGAGGCTCTATGGAGATAAGGTACTTACCTTCTCTAAGCAGGAGCTCTCTCAGAGGATAGATTCAGCAGATAACTTTAAGGATCTGAAGGGAGTATTCTACGCTAGAAATGCTTGCTATGACCTGGCTCAGGAGCTGGGTATCTCTGAGTTTCTCCAGCTAGATGATGATTATGAAGCCTTCAGATTCAGGTTTAAGGCTGATCTAAATTACTGTACTGCTACTAAGAAGGTAAAGAGCCTTGATAAGATGCTAGCCTCAGTACTAGCCTTCTATAAGGCTAATCCTATTTCTATCCTAGCTCTGGCTCAAGGAGGAGATTTCATAGGAGGATCTCAAGCCTCCTTTAGCTCTGCTATTAAATGCAAAAGGAAGGTAATGAACTCTTTATTCTGCTCAGTAAACAGAAGAGTTAGCTGGTTAGGAAGGATAAATGAAGATACTACTACTTACGTTCTAGGAGGGATAAGAGGAGAGCTAATGCTAACCATAAATCAGGTAGATATCAGCCAGGTAGATACTCAGGTTAACTCTGGAGGTATGACTGGGCTCTACCTTGATAATGGTACTTACGTTAAGAGCTTTTACTCAGTCTTATTTGCTCCATCGTGCGTAGCTGTAACTGAAATGAATAGCCAGTATAAGAGGCTCCATCATCAGATTAACTGGAATAATTGTGCGACCAAAGTATTAAGGGAGAAGTATAAAAGATAATGGAAGAGCAGAAGAAGAAGAGAGGTAGGAAGTGTACTTATAGCCTGGAGAAGGCTGATCTGATTATTAAGTACCTTGAGGCTGGAAATACTAAGAAGGCTTCCTATGAGGCTCTGGGTATAGATGCTACTACCTTCTACCGCTGGGTAGAGAAATATGAGAATTTCGCTAACCGTATAAAAGAGGCTGAGGCTAGAGCTGAGATCAGAAACGTAGCTATCATAAACAAGGCGGCTCAAACTTCGTGGCAGGCTTCTGCATGGTGGTTAGAGAGGAGAAGAAAAGAGGATTACGGTAAGAAAGAGCAGTTAGATGTAACGACTAATGGAAAGGATATTAACCAGCTCTCTGATGAGGAGTTAAATGCCAGGCTTGAATACCTCCTTAACAAGAGCTGAGAAGCTAGAGCTCCTGAAGATACTAGAGCATAAGCAGAGTTTCAGCTCCTGGTATCAAGAGACAATACCCAGCTACTACTCCTTCCCTCCTCATATCCAGTACCTATGCTCTCTCGCTGATAGAGTTATAAGAGGAGAGCTCCAGAACGTAGCTATCTCTTTACCTCCAGGTCATGGTAAAAGCCAAACTATTACGACCAGGCTTCCTATCTACTGGGCTCTAAGAAATCCTACTGATGCAGTAGTATTTACTGGCTATAACCAAACTTTTGCTAATAAGAGCCTGAGTAAACCAGCTAGAGAGCTGGCTAAGGAAATGGGGATTCTGGCTCCTGATTCTGAGGCTATGGAAGAATGGAGCCTGACTAATGGAGCTAGGCTGATAGCCAGAGGAGTAGGCTCAGCTCCTACTGGAATAAATCCTATTAGCCTGCTAGTTTGTGATGATCCTATTAAAGATAGAGCTCAGGCTGATAGCCAGGTAGAAAGAGATAATATCTGGACGTGGTGGACTGGATCGATAGTTCAGAGATTCTATCCTAGAACTAAGGCTTTCGTAATCGCTACTCGCTGGCACGAAGATGATTTAATAGGCAGGCTTAAAGCTCAGGCTGATGATAGCTGGACGTTCATTAACCTTCCTGCCATAGCTGAGGCTGATGATCCATTAGGGAGAGCTGAGGGAGAAGCTCTCTGGGAGGCTAAGCCTCTTCCCTTCTTAGAGCAGATAAGAGCTCAGGCTGGAGATTATAACTTTCAGGCTCTCTTTCAAGGGAAGCCAGCTCCTAAAGAAGGAGCTCTCTTTAAGGTAGATAAGCTGAAATTCATAGATAGATCAGAGCTACCCGAAGGCTTAGAGAAGGTTAGGAAATGGGACGTAGCGGCTAGCATAGGGAAAGGAGATTATACGGCTGGAGTGCTCCTGGGTAAGGATAATGCTGGGAGATTCTATGTACTAGATGTAACAAGGTTTCAAGAGGGAACAGATCAGAGAAATGCTAGGATGTTAGCTACCGCTAGAGCTGATGGTACTCAGGCTAGAATAATAGTTCCTGAGGATCCAGGCTCTGCTGGTAAAGATGTAGCTCTAGCATTTATAAGAATGTTCGCTGGGTATACAGTTAGAGCAGTAAGGGAAACTGGAAGTAAAGAGCTTAGATCTGATATCTTTGCATCGCAAGTTAATGCTGGTAACGTCTATATAGTGCGAAATCCCTGGAACTACGAATTTATAGAAGAGCTCAGGAACTTTCCAGCAGGTAAGCACGATGATATGGTAGATGCTTCTGCTGGAGCATTTAATGAGCTTGTAAATAAATCTTCAGTTTACGACTGGTAATAATATGAAGCTATTCGGACTAGAAATAAGAGCAGTAGGTAAAGAGCCTAGAAATAGAGATAGCCTAGCTGTAGGTTATCCCTATGTAGGTACAAGTAGTACGCTAGGAGGCTATCTTAGATACTCCTCTACTGATAGAAACTGGAGGCTGGAGGCAGGTCAGCTAGAGAGTAACTCTACTCTAGCCATAGGAGTAAATAAAATAGCTTCTAAGGTAGCTCAGGTTAGCCTGGAGCTTAAAACGGTTAATCCTGATGGTAGTAAGGTTTATGAGCCCAGCTATTATCTCTTTCCATTTACTAAGCCTATGGCTGGCTTAGATGAATCAGTACTTCTCAAAAGCATAACTGTTAGCCTGAAACTTTATGGAAATGCTTACCTCCTGAAGAGAAGAAGTAAGACTGGTTACCTCCTCGGCCTCATACCTCTTATGCCGTGGCAGGTAGTACCTAAATCAGATAGCTATATAGATGGTACTCCTAACAGAGGAGGAGATCTGATAACCAGATATCAGGTAACTCCTTATGGAGGAGGCTCTCTCTTTTATGTAGCTCCTTCAGAGGTAGTTCATTTCAGAGATGGTTTAGTAGATCCTAATAATCCTGCTCTAGGCTTATCGGCGGTAATGGCTTGTCTACGTCAGGTAGTTACAGATAATGAAGCCAGTAACTACTTCGCTACTCTTATGACGAATATGGGTATCCCAGGAGTGATCTTCTCTCCTAAAGATGCTAATGCTATCCCTCCTACTACAGAGCAGAGGCTATCTATGAGGGAGAGATGGTTATCATTTACCAGGGATAGAAGAGGTCAGGCTATGGATCTACCTGGAGCTTTTGAGATAACCAGAGTAGGTATGAGCCCGACTGATATTCAGGCTATAGAACAGAAGGTTCACGGTATGACTGAAATCCTCTCAGCCTTAGGAGTAGATCCTATGGTACTAGGTTTACCTTCTGATACTAAGACGTATAACAATATGAAGGAAGCTAGGGAAGGCTTCATAGAAGATACTATTCTCCCTCTCCTCTATATCATCAGCTCTACTCTTGAAAGAGCCTTTAGGGAAGAAGGCTTAGTACTTCCTGATAATCAGGAGTTTGCGTTTAATATCTCAGCTTATAGAGAGCTGGAAGAAGATATTACTATTAAGTTTGATAGAGCCAGAGAGATATTTAAGGCTGGAGGCTCCAGTAGAGGAGAGTACAGAAAGGCGGTAGGCTTCCAAACTGATTTAGATGATCCTCGGACCTTCTTTGATTTACAGAGCTTTACTAAGCCAGCAGTAGCTACCAGGAGATACTCTGCAAAAGAGAGGGATAGGCTAGAAGAGATCCAGCTAGATAACTGATGATTAACCTGATTTCTGTTAGATCCTTCAGCTCTGATACTCCAGC